CATATTACTATCTTGCTTGGTATTGGATTACCTTGTTTATCATAAAAGATACAATCACTAGCCAAGCCTTCATAATGTCGCCCTAAGAAACCACCTATTTGCCTATCAAATGTAGCACATCTATATCCACTTGATATAATGCACTTGCTCGCATTTAATTTGCTAAAAATGTGTTCTAATTTATTAACTAATTCCTCATCTATCTTGATGTTATTACAATGTTGACATCTAAACTCTGTTGAATGAAAATGTGGTGTAATCTGCTTTCTATTCGTTATCATTCCCATTATCATCACCTCGTTTCATTTTCTCTGCTTGGCTCCCCAAAAAGAAAGATACAACTGTGATGGTAATTGTTTTTAACTCATCTGGTATCGTAATCTGCCTTATAATACAGTAAGCAAATAAAAGAATTATTGCTACTGTGATAAAACTTTTAATATCTGTCCATGCTTTTTTCATAATTAGTCCTCCAAACCAAATCTTTGGTTATCTATGTTGTAGTTATGTAACATTTCTGCGTTGGTAAGTTGTCTATTGTAAACCCTTATTGATTTAATACCACCAAACGTTTTATAACCATTGCCATAATATGCTAAAAATACAGTTCTAGCACCGGTAGAATTTTGATTATGGGTAAACGTTTGACCTGTTTCTGTAACATATCCTTGTCCGTTAACACTACCTTGTGTTATGTACTTATATGACACACCCCTAGATGTTCCTATATCTTGTAAATACAATGAAGCCGAAAAAGGTTTGTTCATCACATATCGGTATGGTGTTGTTGGTTGTATTCTATCATCATTTTGAAACATGATTTTGTATCTTTCTTGTGTCCCTATACCAGCTGTTTGGGAAACGTTACCAGTTAACAACCAACAACCTGATGTACCACTTGCACTAGAACCTGTCATATATCCAACTAATTCAATAGTATAACCAGTTTTATAGTAATCTGTTGAACTCGTATACCCATAAGTACCTTGATTTACAATATCACCATTATAAGTTTTAACCGGGTTTGTGGTGGCATTACCTTGTGTTCTAGAATATACATACAAATAATCACTACCAATTCTGCTATTTAAGTGTTCATTGCTATCAAATTCATCTTCACCCTCATACCACGCAATTAAACCATCTTGTACGTATTCAAAAGGTTCATCGTCGCCTACATTTGTTGTAACATTAACGCTTCTCATTCCATCATATCCCGTATCAGGTGTGATATTTGTTGTGCCATTTTCTGTGATTGTTACGCTTTTAGTTTGCAATGTAGCTCCACCACTTATACTTTCTATTTCAGTATCAAAATCTTCACAAGGTATTTGGTCAGTTTTACCCGTTTTACTTCTAATGCTATCTGCTACATCTGTTAAAAAGTTAGTTAAATTATTTGTTCTAGCCATTAATAACTACCCCCCAAAGCACTTCCTATTGCATTGTTGATTGCCTCATACACGCATTTTGCACTAGGATATTGAGTATTTGTACTTGAACTAGATATACTTGTTACTTTATTAGCATTATCTTCTTTGCCACTTATATCTTGGTGATGTGTTAAATATTGGCTATGTTCATGTGTAGGTGTTATCAATTCGTTAGTTACTGTTTCTAGTTGATTCTCTATTTTATTCATATTTTCTTGGTTAAGATATGTCTCATCATTAACCCAATTTGTTTTTGTATAACTTTGCATAATTACTACCTTCTTTCAATCGTAATGCTATTAATTTTATCGTCCATACGATTTAATTTTTCATCATGTCTATCCATACTTTTTTGTAATAAATCTAAACTTTTAGAGATATTAAGTGAAGTTTCTTTAATAACATCAAGAGTATCTTTCATATCTTTTTTGTTAGTAAACCAATCCCATAAAAATAGTGCTACAATTACTACCGTTACAGTATAATTTGATATGTTTGTTAAAATTTCTTCCATTTTTTCACTCCCTAACTTATTCTATTTCCATTAATATATATATCACCCCATAATTGTATTCCACCAAGGGAAGTGTCATATTTATCTCCTAATGCTACTTTATTTCCATATACTGCTATTGCTGGCTTACCAGCACCTAATATTGCACTAAATGTTACTGAACTTAATGCGTCAGTTATGGTTACTTCTATATCATAACTATCATCAATATCAAAACCATGTTGTTCGGTATCACCAGCTATTTGCCCATTGTAACTAAAGTTATTATCATTAATAGCTGGATTTATCGTTGTTGTACCGATAGTCCAATTTGTATCAGTTGTCTTTTTATATTTATAAGTTGCACTTATACCATTATCAATTACCCCAAAATTATCATTCCACCAAGTACCGTTATAATTAAGTGTTACTTCTTCACCTACACCACTATTTGAACGAGTTAATGTAATATTGCCCTTTTCTATTGGATTGTAGTCAACAAATTGGTCATCTCTTAAAGTATATGTTTTTTCTTTAGTATTGCCTCTTGAATCAATCGCTTGTACAGTTATAGTGTTTTTAGAATAATTTGTTATTTCTGGTAATGTAACCGTTTCATCACTTGAATAATTTGCCTCAACACCTTCTAATTTGTATTTTGACATTGTTGCATATTTTTGTGCTTCTGCTTTATAATTTGTTGGAATTTTTACTTGTAATGTTGAATACCCCTTGATGAAGAAGTAACCATATCGAATGAAACTACCTCCACCATGTGTTAAAAAACGGGTTGTTTCATTTATGTCATCATAAAGAAATCCATTAAAGATTGGGTTAGCATTTACTATGGTGCATTTTTTTGTTACTGAATGATAATCTAAAACAGTTGAACCATTATATGTAGTAACACCTTCGTTGCAATCCCACGAATTAGCATTACTCATAAATTCTCTTATGGAATTTCTTTCATTGTCTGTTAAATTCCAAGTATAAGGTGATGAATATTTTCCTATACTTCTTTTTATTGATAATGCAAGCGTTCCATTTTTCCAAAAATTTATGTAAGGTTCTAAATTAAAGTTACCCGGGTTAGAAAAGGCTATTGTTGGATTCCCTTCATCTGTAAAATCTGTTGCTGATGTAATAGTTGCTTTTCTAGGAATAGTTGGTAAACTAGCACTTCCACTCGCTGTATTACTCCAACCCCATGGACCAAAACTTAAACTTGCAGAAGCACTTATACTTTTTGTGCCATTGTCATTATGCGAAACAGTTACAGTTTTAGTTTGAACAGTTGTTTCACCACCATAAAAATATCCATCTTGTCGCCCTTCAAAATTGTTGTAATTAACGGTTGAAGCACTTTGGTTTGTTCCAGAAATAGTAGAACTTGTTGGTGTTTGTGAAATAATATATCTATTTGAATCACGAGTATAATACACCCTAGATTGATATGTAACACTACTATTATTATTTTCAATACTCTGTGAATTATATTTAGCATATATTCTGATATATATACTACCGTTATGACTATCTGTTCCTAATTTAGCTTCGGCTAATTTTTGATAAGAAGTTGTTAAAGTTGCCATACCATCACCTCTAAATTCCTACTATCCATACTTGTCCATCTACTTTTTCTATTAACAAATCTGCTATTATTCCTTGTTTGGCAGTAATCATATTTGTTCTAGTTCCACTATCTAAAAATTCAGTAGTTGAATCACCATTTTTGTTTTCAATTCTAATACCATCAGCATTAGCCCTAAACACACTATCAGTAGTATCACTAGTAATTTTAATACCCTCACTAATTTCAACCGTATCTGTTTTTGTCTCGTTAGCATTTTGAGTATATTGAAGTGCTACCCTACCAAAGTTACACATTAACTCATATATTTCATAACCATCAATAGTATCACAATTAAACTCAATTCTAATATCACTTGACCTTATATCAATAACTTCATTAAAAGTTCCACTTTCATCAAGAGTATATACGCTATCATTAATAGTAACAGTTGCGTTAGCAAGAGCATTTAACCTATTATATTGAAAAGATATTGTGTAAATATCGTTTGGTACCTCTTGTCTTTGGCTTAATAATCCATTTTGTAAATACATTGATGTTTTAGATTTGCTACTCATATTAGTTACTCTTTTAACAGAACCAGTCCAAAATTCAAAACCACTAGAATATTTATCTGTACTTGTTTCAAAATACAATCCAGTATTTCTTAAAAGGTTATTTCCACCACCTACACTATATTTATTAGTTAAGCCTCTCTCGGTATCTTCTATTAATTCATTTACAACTGTTTTTGAATAATAGTTTTCTTCAAGATTATCTTCCATATTAGGAATTGTCTCTTCAACTACCATTCTAATTGTTGCTTTTGCTTTTAATACTTGTGCCTCTGCATTCATTAATCTTTGTTTAGGACTTAAATTAGTGTTTTTAATTTTAGTTTCTTCTTTTGGTAGTGCTGGGCTAGATATTTCGCTATAAAATGTTCCATCATATTTGAAATTGTGTTGTAATACATAAGTAGTAAAATATGTTCCATCCACATCTTCTACACTAATCTTATTTCCTCGTTTTAAATATGGTTTTCCATAATAACTAACAATTCTACAATCAACATAAGTAAAATTATGTACTCTTTCCCAAATACTATTTATTGCTTGTCGCCTTAATTGTTCTGTATTTAATAATTGGTTATCTATAATAGCAATTTGTGTTTCTCCGTTTGCTTCAATACTTTCAATATCTGGTATTGTTACATTTTCACCTTCAAAAGTACTATCTTTAATAACTAAACAATTTACAACACCATAAACACCATTTTTTTCTAATGTGCTATATTGTGATTTATCTAGTGTTTCTGTTACCTCTTCATCAAACCATTTTAGCCATAATTTATCATCTGTATATTCTGCCCAGCTACAAGCTACTTCACATATATCACTTAATACATCTCTAAACTTGCAGTTCTTTTGGTAGTTATTTCCTACTACTGGCAAATCTTCATTAATAAAATGTTCTGTTCCTAATTCTAAATCTAATGTAGTACATAAATCATCTAGTAAATCTTTAACAGTTACATTAGTCCAATCGTTTATGCCACATACATATTCTTGGTCTAATTTATAAAGAATATCTTGCCCTTTTATTTCGCTTGTATTAGCCGTTTTATCAATCGTTTGGCTTTGTGTAATATATTTACCTAAATTAAGCCATTCGGTAGTCAAATCAAGGTATTTTACACCCACAGAGGGTATAAATGATTCATTTGATACATCTCTTGTATCCATAATCTTAATAGTTGAAATTTTAGAATTAGTAGTACCAATAATAGAACCATTTGTATAACAACTATCATTTATACTTATTTCACTTAAATAACCCGTAAATTTATCTTCGTTTAGTGGTTCACTACTAATCTTTAAGCTATCACTTACTTTTAACTTACTTTCTTGTACTGTCAAATATAGTAATTTATTACCAATTTGGGCTTTCCCTAACCTATTTTTATATGCTGGATTTTTACATTCATTTATAAATTCTTGTGTTACCATTATAATTCGACTATCGCTAGTGATACGCCCTTATAAAGAGTGTTATTTTCTGTTATAGACCATTGTTCTTCACTAGACCTATCTCCTCTATACATTAAACATTCCATCTCTTCACCAGTAAATGGGTTTTCAAATTTAGCATATAATCTAGGGTTAGGTGTTATTTCTGAAAAGAAATCTCTAAATTCGCTTTTCTTCATTGGGATAGTTACAATATCAATTCGCCATTTATCATTAATAACATTTAGTATCATATCCCCATTAGCATTACTTACTTCTCTACCACTATTCTTGGAAATGTCATACCATCCTACCTTAGTGTCATTACTAAGGTAGTCGGAGACATCTTTGTATGTGTTATGATTGATACTCTTTAATAACAATCTCATCTAATATCACCACAATTCTATTGGATTTTCCCCAGTCTGCTTTGTGATATTATTAATTCCCTCTATTGCAGTTTCTACAATAGAACCCTTATCTTGTTTAACATTAATATTTACTATGCCATATTGTTTAATTGCTCTTGAAAAACCGTTATAACTTGCTTGTTCTAACATATTGTAATTAATGTTTGCACTGCTTTTGTATGTTGATATGGAAGATACATTTTGATTAATGTTTGGGGTAATTGCACTTTCTAATGATAAGTCTTGCATACCATTTGTAAATGTTGTATTCAAACCTTCTAATAATCGATTAGCTGTCGTTTGTAATGTTGGCATTTCTTCTAGCATACCTTCAACTATTCCAAGAGTTACAAACCTACCCAATGGTTCTGCTTTTTTAGATGGCGAGTGGATGTCTAATGCTTCTTTTAAACCTTGCAAAAAGCCTTTGCCAAAACTTTTAAATAATTTCGATCCACCCCAATTTGTTGGATTTAGACCATTTATTATCCCTAAAAGAACATTCTTTCCAACTTCTAACCAGTTAATGTTTTTTAGCTTTTTCTTAACTTCTTTATAAAAATTGTCTACTGCCTTTCCAATATCTTCAATAAAATCACCTATTTTTTTTAAGCCATTAATTATTGCTTTCCAAACATCTTTTGCAACTTGTTCCCAATTTGTTTGAGTAAATAGCTTTATAATCGTACCTATTCCTTTACCAACCCAATAGCCAAACTTTTCTGGTAATTTTGACAATTCATCTATTATATTATTAAGTTTTTCAACAAATTTATCTTTAAATTTTACTGCATTTTTCCCAACTTTATCAACCCAATTAGAAAAATGTTCATGTATGTTATCAAAATGTCTATGCCAATTATCTTTTAATTTAGATAGTGTTTCTATTGCAGTATTTATTGCACCCTCAAAATCTCCTTCAAGTAATTGCTTGATTATTTTAAAAGCTCCATTAAATACATCTAATATATTTGAAATATTATATATAACATTTTCATACATATATTGTATTGCAAACACAACGGTATCTTTAATAATATTCCATAATGGTTCTACTACTTCCCATATTTGACTTGTTGTATTAATAACAACATCATAAATTCCTTTAAATGTTTCGACTATATTGCTACCAAGTTCATTAACTTTTTCTCTAAATATTTCACTAGTATTATAAGCGTACACTATGGCACCAGCCACTGCAACAATAACTGCTACTATTCCAGCTAATGCACCTGCCGATACACCTAATGTTGAAGTTAAAGCAGTAAATTTAGCACTAACAGTTGCTAACGCATTAGATAATGGTGCAAATATTGTACCTTTTAACACTGTTGCACAAGCACCAGTTTTTAGTGAAGATAATGCAATTCCAAATAATTTAGCATTTTTGTAAACTTCTAAAAACACTTTTGAAATAGCAAGTAATTTAGAAATTATACTCGCACCTATTAATGCACCTAGTATAGTTGCAATACTACCTACAATAACCTTAAATCTAGTTATACCTTTATTTAACTTCCAAATTCCTTTTTCTGTATCGTATGTAAAACCTAACCATTTTAAAATAGCGTCTCTTATATCTAAGGCTTTCATTCTAACCTTTTCCATACCATTTTCATAGCCAGTTAATGCGTCTAGTAATCTTTGGTCTATTCCACCGCCACCAGTTGCATAACCACTGTCAGTATCACTGTCATTGTTTTCATTGATATTATTTATTTGGTCAAATTTAAGCACTTCTCTTCTTAACTCTTTAATTTTTTTTGATGTACTATCAGCACTATCACCAACACCATCAACATAATCATCAAGTTCTTCTTCATAGGACACTAGTGATGAGTTGTAGTCTTTAATTTCAATTCCAAATAAACTACCTAATGCTTTCATTATTTCTGTAATTGTCATAACTATTGCATTTGCATAAGGTAATGCTTTTGCAAATAGTCCAATAAACAATGCACCAAACCATCTGTGGCACTCTACCAACTGATTTTTTAATATTCTTAGTTGGTTTGCTGGCGATTCGATAGTATTTGCCATATCACCATGTGCTATTACTGATTGCTTAATTAACGCTAAGTATCTAACTATTTCTTTTTCGGCTTGTGATAATTCTCTTACAGTTCTATCTATTCCCAAATTATCTAATATTGGTTGTAATGAGGCTTCTGTAATATCAAGTCCAAATGCCCTTACTGGTTTAGTCTGTCCAATTAAACCTGACCTTAATGCCTCTGCAACATCTTTTTGTTCTTTGTCATATAAAGAAGATAAATCATAAGCAAGTTTTGTCATGTTTTCACTAATTATATAAGCATATTTTTCTTGCATACCCATACTTTCGGTTAAAGATTGATATAATGATTGATAATAAAGTTGTTCTTGACTGTTGTTTCCAAAATTAGTTGCCATGGTTTTTTGAAATTTATTAGCAGTTTTTTCCATTTCACCCATTACTAAGTTAAACATATTAAGAGTTTCACTATATTTGTTTATTTCATGAACTCCACCATTGACAACATTAAATATCTTTTTAAAACCTATAAATATTGCACTTAAATTAAATGTCTTTTTCAAATTAGCAATAGATACACCTAAATTATCAGTTGCTCTTGCACCCATATTTAAGTTTGCTACTAATTTGTCTAGTTTTTTATTTGCTTCTTCTAATTGAGTTTTAAAAACAATACTTAATTCATTATCCATTTTTGTTCTCACCTCCAAACACCTGTTGTACTTGTGATACCCTATTTTTCAATCGGCTTTGGAGATTGATTAATTGTTCTTTTCTACTATCTTCTTTGTTTAATTGATAAGGTTCTTTTGCATAAGTGCTTTTTGTTTTTGAGAAAGCATTAGATAAAGCAACAGAAAAAGCCTCGTATATATAAGCACCTTGCAACCATGCTTGCGTGTTCATTGTTTCTTGCTCTTTTTTTAACTTTTGCATATAAGAAAAACGATATGCCCAGAAGAGGTCTGGGTCTCCTTCCCAAAAATCCTTTACCGACATACCGAATTCTATTGCATAAGGGAGTAAATCCTTAAAATAATCAGTTAAATTTTTATATTTGTTTTCTTCTATGTTTTCATCTATGCCTTGACTATCTTTGCTTTCTTCGTTGGCTTTGTATCTGTTGGGGCATTGACAAAATTTGCATATTCTGTTGCTAAGAACTCAATAACTTCATTAACATCTCCACCTTCTGCCTTATATTGGTCTTGTAGGTTCAATGCTTTTGTTTTATTGATATTTTTATGTTTTGCATAAAAGCCACCATACCATAATATATCCATGTATGTTATCGGCTTTGCCATAAATTCTTGTATATTAAACCCTAAACTTTCCATTTCTTTAATTGCTTCTCTTGTCAAACATAAAGTATATTCTTTATCTCCTATTTCAATCGTACAAGTATTCATTATTTTTCCTCTTTTCTATATCTACTTGGTTATACCCTCTTAACCTAACAATGCAGTAATTTCAGTTGCAGTTTTTTCTGCTGGTGCAACACTTGGTACTGTATGTAATGTAGCTTCAACTACACTACCTACTGATACTTCGTTAATCCAAGTTTGTGCTTGACCAGAATAAATAAAGCCAGAGCCATCTTGGTATTTAATCAAGAAATCATGTTCTGCATTATCGCATATTTCTTTACAAGCTGTTAAATTTGCTTCTGTGTAGTTATAAGTGTAGTCCATATCTCCTGTGTCTGGTCTGTCTGGAATATAAGTCTTTTTAGGACTTTTTAAAGTTGTTGTTTCTAATGTTCCACCAGCTTGTCCAGTTGCTGGCACACTCTTAATTTCTATTAATTCTGCATAAGCCTCATTTTTCTTTACATACATTGTGATTCCTACATCACTTTGTGCAGTTATTGTAGCCATATTATCAGTCCTTTCTAAGTTCCCCTAGAAAAGTAATCTGCTTTATTGCTTGGAGATATTATTAATTTATCTTTATACTTTGTTTCAACTTTAAAAGAAACACTAGTTATATTTCTATATACATTTGGGTCAATGTTTGCAACATTCCTTGAAGTTCTAACATTAGCTTTGTAATTATCTCTAAAAAATTGTTCAATAAGATTAGTTAGCTCATGTGCTATTGTCATATTAGATACATTACCTTTTTGCATAGCAAACACTTCTATTCTTAAATCTATATAATATATTTCATCTGTATATTTTAAAGTGGTATATACACTATAATCACTTAACTCTTCCACTAATACTAATGGAAAAAGTTTTGCATTAGGTTTTCTTTTTTTTACATAAGGACTATATTTAGAATTTTCTTGTAAATAAGCCTCTAATTCGTTTTTTATGTCAT